GGCTTCTTTCGCCACGGGATGAGCGTGTAGTCATCAGGGAACGCTTGGAGTCTTTCGCACTCTCGTGGCGTGAGTCGGCGCACCGTCATGCTTGCCGCATGGACGGCGGCTACCTGCTGCGTTACCTCCGAGGATTGCGGAGAACGTGATGGGTCGTTGTGCGCCGTCAGCGTCGGACACGCCACCGCAATCGACGCATGCCCTTGCGATCCGCCAGTACCCATGCAATGTGTGCTGCCGTCCGTGCTTGAGATTGGGTCTTGCGTGGGGTGAAACGCCACCGCCACCGTGGTCGCCCGCGTATCGCCTTGGTCAAACAGCGACAGCGTCGGGTTGACCTTGCCATCCACCCATGTTTCGTCATCGGTCACGGACTGGGCGCGCTTGGACTTGGTGAAGGGGACGGGCTGCGTGATGCAAGTACCGCCCTGCGAACATGTCGGATTCAGTCCTTGTGCTGCATCAAGGGTCCGTGCGGTGTCTTCCTCGCGGACGTAGAAACCACCCTCTGGCCTGTCCACGCGCTTGTTCCCCCCATAAATTGCAAATGCAACTGGCTGCGGGACGAGGTTGCCCGCTCCTTGCGAGAAGATTTCTTGGTCGCTGTACCCCGGCGCACCAGTTCCGCGAGCGGATTGGTTCAGCGTCGGCGCGACCTCCGCGTTCGGTGACGGCCCTGCACCACGGGCAAGGTTCCCCGGCGTGAACGCCACCGCCGCGTGCGCCGCGTTGTCCCTCGCCAGCACAACCGGGTGGTTCATCTCATGGAACCCGGAGCTGCCGGCGGATGCGCGGCAAGCAGGAGCAGTTCCGTCCTCGACCAAGCCATCGCGGTCGTTCTGCCAGCGGTAGCCGACCGGCTGCAACACCGCACCGAAATTGTCCTTGTCAGGCATCCGCTGCGCGCCCCCGGCGTTCTGCTTCGTCAGTGTTCCGGCGCACCCCCCCCCGTCCCACCAGCAACCTGCTCCAACGCCTGCTTCAGCATCGGAGGGAGCTGCTTTCCGCGTCTTTCCGCTCTCCGCAAGATGCCAGCGCAGGCCCGTTCCGAGAGCGAGAACCTCGGCGGTACGTTCCCGACCTCCAGGATCTCGCTCAAGGTCGCAACCAACGACGAACACCCGTCGCCTGCGCTGCGGGACGGCCTTGGGCCATCGTCCGTCCACTCGGCAGTATTGAGCGTCAATGACCCGGTAGGCCCACCCGTACCGGAGTTCCCCCAGCGCCCCCAGGAAGGAGCCAAAGTCCCGTCCTCCTCCGCTTGACAGGACACCGGGGACATTTTCCCAGACAATCCATCGAGGCCGCAGACGTTGAGCGATCTCAAGATAGGTGAGCATGAGTCCTCCTCGTGGGTCGCTGATTCCCTTGCGGAGTCCTGCGACGGAGAAAGACTGGCAGGGCGTTCCCCCCACGAGAAGGTCAATTGATCCTGGTTCAAGCGGCCACTCCTTGTGCTTGGTCATGTCCCCGTAGTTGGGAACGTCGGGATAGTGGTGAGCCAGCACAGCGGCTGGGAACGGTTCGATCTCGCTGAAGGCGACAGGCGTCCACCCAAGCGTGTGCCACGCGACGGTCGCTGCCTCAATGCCGGAGCAGACGGAGAGGTATCTCACGACGCGATCCTCCGTGCCTTGGGTCCGACCAACTCAATCTCGTCGCGCACGGCCTTCGTGGTCATCGCGGCCAGGATCGCCGGCATCGGGAAGTCGTTCGGGACGTCGGCATCAAGCCGCAGCACCGTGCCGTTGAGCCGCAGCTCGAGCAGCACCGTGTCGCGCAGCTCCCAGAACCAGTGCTGCTGCGTTCCGTGGTAGTGGTGCTTCTCGTAGTGGTCGCGCACCCACTGCGCCTCGAACACGGCCACGATGTCGTTGCTCGACACGTACTCGGCAATGGCCTCGTCCTTGAACAGGTCCGACATCACGGGTACTTCCACGTTCACGTTGACGTTCATGCCAGCCTCCAGACTCGGATCAGGCGACCGTGCGATGCCGGCCGTGCGCTCGGAACGACCCGGCCCGTCCATGCGAAGTGGCCGTCGAACACGCTGCCGGCCGCGTTTCCGAGGTCAGAGTAGTCCAGTTCGTTCTCGGCCATGATGGCCGCGACATCGTCGCTGGTGACTTCGCCCCGGACGGAGGCGATGGCGGCGGCGAACCCGCGGGCTGCGTGGAGCAGGTGTTCCCTGCCCTCGGCCGCGAGCATCTTCCCGATCTGCTTTCGGCGGTCGGCCTCTGCTGCGTCGAAGAGGTTCATCGGCAAACCTCCTTGACGCGCTTGATGTCGAAGACGCCGGGGCTGATGATCTCGTATCCGTCACCCATGTCGCGGATGATGACGGAATAGCGGTCGTGCGCGGCCTCGAGCAGGTGGCTGACGGCCCGCGGGGTGACCTTCCACCGCCGTGCCAGTTCCTGGCGCGAGGGCTTGTCGCCGACGTGCAGCACGGACAGCAAGTAATACAGCCGGCGCAGCCCGGTGTCGGTGTCAGCGCGGGTCACAGGGTCACCTCCGTGTTCTCGTGTGCGCGCAGGAACGCGGCCTCGGCGTCCATCAGCTCGACAACGGCGGCATCGAACTCATGCTCGTTGTCGCGGTCGGTTTCGGCGCAACGGCGGGTCGCGTTGATGAGCCGGAAGGAAACGGAATCCCCGAGTTCGCGGGCAGCGGCTAGCAGGACGTCGCCGTTCTCGCAGCGGCACGCGACGTTGGGGTGCTTCGTCACCAGATCCTTCAGCGTTGCAGTCACCTTCATGGCATTCTCCTCGTGTGCTTTGGCAGACTCGGCAACACGCCTCGTCTGCCGCAGCAGGGTACAGAAGCGTATATCGACCTGTCAACGAGGAACCGTTAGAAAAACCTTCAAATATTTCTGACATTGTTGCAAGCCGTTGTGCGGGGCTACGCTGCGGCAGGATGACCAAGACGGCCAAGCCAGCCGCACCCAAGCTCATCCCGCAGCGCGGGGGCAGTGCGCCGCTTCCGTGGACGGTCACGAAGGAAGCGCGCAACATCCACACCGTCGAACTGCTCGGCACGAGCCGAACGAACGAGTGGTGGTTCCTTCTCTCGAGCGACCGACACCACGACAACCCGCATGCAAGACACGACCAGGAGCTGAAGCACCTCGAGGAGGCAGTCGCCAAGCGCGCCGGGATACTTGACCTGGGTGACCAGGGCTGCTTGATGGAGGGACGGCACGATCCACGGCGCGCCCGCAAGGGAGTGCGCGAGGAACACATGGACGCGCCCGACTACCTCGACAGCGTGATCCGCCACGCATCGGAGTTCTACGCTCCGTATGCGCGGAACTTCGTGGTGATCGGAAGGGGAAACCACGAGGACAGCGTCCTCAAGAACTGCGACACGGACTACACCGAGCGAGTTTGCGAACGCATGTCGATGCTGTCCGGCCACAAGGTGTATCCCGGCGGATACGGAGGTTGGGTGAGGTTCTGGACGCGAATCAACGGCGAGAGATACGGACTTGCGCTGAAGTACTTCCACGGTGCCGGTGGCGCACCATTGATGTCGCATGGAACGCTGTCTGTTCGCCGGCACGCCGCCATCATGCCTGACGCTGACGTCGTATGCACGGGCCACATCCACAAGAGGTGGATCGTGCCGATCAATCGAGAACGCCTGGTCTGCGACCGAGGCGGAACACGGATCGTGCAGGACTACCAGTGGCACTGTTGCACCGGGAGTTACAAGGATGCCTACGGCGACGGGTACGGTGGATGGGAAGTGATGAAGGGCATGCCACCGGGAGAATCGGGCGGCGGCATCTGGATGCGCCTGTATCTTGAGAAGCGAAGCGCGGAAGGCCGAACACGCTACGGCCTCGTCCCGCAGTTCATCATGGCCGACTAGGAGCAACGATGCCGACGCCAGCGAAGGGCAAGCGATTCGTGAAGGTGGTCCGCAACCCCAAGACCGGGAGGCAGAACACCGTGTCCTACGGTCAGGCCGGCAAGGCGAAGGGCGGCGGCGACCGCATCAAGCCCGGGACCGCGAAGGGCGATGCGTACTGCGCCCGTTCGTTCGCGCAGATGAAGTCGCACCCCGCCGCGGCGCGCAATCCCAACAGCCCGCTGCGGCTCTCCCGTGCGAAGTGGAAGTGCAGCGGCAAGACCTCGAGGAAGTAAACATGGCGAAGAAGAAGGCACGCGGCCTGTACGCGAACATCAACGCACGTCGAGCTGCAGGAACCAGCCGCCCGAAGTCGAAGTCCACGGTCAGCGCGTCTGCGTGGAAGGCGATGAAGCGCGGGTTCAAGTGATCTGTCCTTCCCAGGAGGCCAGATGCGGGTACGACTCGGCAACCGATACTGGTCGCTTCGGTTCTCCGGCAACCTGAAGGACTTCGGTTCGATGCAGGATGGCGGCACCGCGGATTCGCGGATCATCCGCATCGGCACATGGCAGGGCGAGCAGGACACGCTCGACACCGTGATCCACGAGGCGCTGCATTGCTCGCGGCCGGAGCTGGACGAGCAGGCAGTCGATGCCACGGCACGCGATCTCTCGAGGCTGCTCTGGCGGCTCGGATATCGCAGAAGTGGAACCTAAACTTCCCAATACACGCGGTCGCCGCGGCGGTAGTGCTGGAGCTGATCGTACTTCTTCCAGTTCGTGAAGTGCTTGTCCAGCAGCCGGACGTAGTTGTTGGGATACAGCAGGTACTTCCCGTCGCTGCGCTCGATGAGGTTGAGCGGCTTGTGTTCCTGCGGGTAGCGCGAGAAGCCGTCCGACCAGTCGATGACGATCCCCGTGTGGGTGCCGCAGAAGCCCGGTCCCTTGCCGCTGCCTGTCGCCATCATCCCCTCGAGGTAGTGCATATGCACCGCCTCTATGCAGTCACCCATCGCGCCCCAAGGCTGGAGGTCGCCGGGAGCATCGGGATCTCCGAGCGGTTTGGCGCGGAACGCATCCGGGCCTGACGCGATCATGTGCAGGGGAACGCCGCACCACTCCGCGCCTGTCTCGAGCAGGACGTGCGCCATGACGATCTGCCCGGGCCGGCAGTAGACGGCATGCCAGATGGCTCGCGTCGTGCCGGCTGGCATCGTCGGCCCGAGCGCGGCGTTGTTGACATGGACGTAGAGGTGAAACGGGAGATTGGCGTGGCGAGGCATCGTCGCGGTATCCTAGTGGTGCGGAGGCGCGGGGCTGCGGCAGTCGGAGGCCAAACACCCGCATGGGCCGGCGCAGAAGGCCGCGAGGTACGCCCGCCGGCAGCGCAACCATTGGTGCAGCAACAGCATGCCGCCAGGGGGCAGACGCCGGCGAAGCCGCGTGCTGCTCCACGGAGCGAAGGTGCTACATGTGCGGACAAGTGTGGCACAAAGAAACGCCCCGCGGATCGGCTGATCGACGCGGGGCGCGTTCCGGGGGCTTGTTGCGTTGGCAATGTAGCGAGGAAACAGAACGACCGCAAGAGAACTTGCGGTCGCCTGCAAAGTTTCCCGTCGCACGGCGATTTGGTCGCTATGCTGCGGGCTGCTAATCCAATCGCGCTCGCATTGTAGCGAACCTGCCCCCAGGGGCAACAATGCCGCAAGACGCTCCCGGCGCGGTAGGGGAGCATGGATGTAGACGCAGGGAACCAGACCCTACCCTGCGCCACCGAAAGGTGCGCTCCTCCACGACGGCGGCGGCTGGCAGTCCTCCAGCGAAATGGTGAGAATCGTGGCATCGACCGAAAGCGCGGCTCCGTGCGGGCTGGTTGATCGTGGCCCCCTCGTGGGGTCACCGTCCCTCCGCGCTCACCATGCGAACTGAAAGCCCTGCCGGCGGCTGTGCGGATCGAACCTGATCCTGATGAACAACCCGCCCGCCAACCTTTCCGACCGTCTGTCCCGGCCGACCTTCGCGCCAAGCCCATTGACCGATGATTACGGCGGCGTATACTGCCGTCAATGGACCAGATCACTTGGCAGGACAACCGTGCGCTGATGGGCGAGCTGTGGCCGAAGTGGCGACTCGAGCCGTCACTTTCGCGATTGATTGACAAGAAGTGGGGGCAACTGCACCAGGACAAGCTGCGTGAGTGCATCGAGCAGCATCGCCTCGAGCGCGACTCGTCGCCGGACATCAGCGCGATCCACAAGCAGTACTGCAAGATCACCGGCGGGCAATGGAACGAGGACGCCCAGCGCGAGGTCACCCGCACACGCGCCGAGTTCGTGCAAGGCCCGTCGCAGCAGGAACTCGCGGAATGGGACGAGGACGCCAAGCGAATCCTCGTGACCGCGACGCCGCAGGAGATCGCAGCAGCGAAGGAACGGCTGGGGATGCACCCGAAGCAGCCGCGCATCGTCGCGCTTATGGTCGAATGGTGCCGGCAGAACCCCGTTGACCGCGCCTACTGACCCGTATACGATTCACGAAGTGGCGGCGCGGTGCTGCCATTGACACGCCGAACGAGAGGAGATCGCATGTGGTACGTGATTGCATGGCGCGACGAAACGCCAAGCACGATGACGCTTGACATCCCGGGCTTCGAGAAGTGGTGCGAGGACAACGCTTCCGTCCTGTCGTCGCGCATTAATTTCGGCCTGTGCCACGGGAACAGAATCACGCCGGAGCTGCTGATTGACACATGGAACGCCAAGTGGCCCGGGACCGTCGCGTTCCGCTGGAACTCGCGCATGGGCGCGATTGAGTGCGACACGCTCGAGTTCGGCGTTCGCGTCGAGATTCTCCCCGAACGCATGGCCCCCCACATCGAGCTGATGGACCCGGAGGAGAACGAGTACTGGTGGTGGCACGGCGTCAACAAGGACGGGACTCCGCAGTTTCGAATCGTCCTCGAAGTCACACAGCACGAAGCCGTCAACGACGCGGTCGTGCATTCCAAGACGCTCATGCAGAAGTGGCACGACAAGGTCGAGGACTTTGACACCAAGGAATGGTCCGACGAACGCAGGAACCTGCGCCGGCAGTACGACGATTTCAGGAATTGGGTGATCTCGCAGACGCAGCACAACCCGCCCGACCCGGAACGAGAACCCGGCTGACCGACACGCACGACATTCGCAGACCCCGTGAGCAAATCATGCTTGCGGGGTCTTGCTTTGTAGACTTCCACACATGGCGAAGCGCAGGAAGTCCCTGCCAATCCTCCTCGCTGGGCTGGACGATTGCCTCCTCGGCAAGGTCTACCCGCTCCCCAACGAGGAAGGAATCCCCGTCGCGCTCTACTCCGGCGACATGATCGCAGCACGCATACGCGACCAGGAATCCATGACCCAGGCCGAGGCGCTCGCCTTCGTCACCGACCGCATCGAACTCAACTACCTCGGACCCGGAACCCCTCGCATCGTCTGGGCAGCAACATCCGAGGATTTCGGAGAGATCGTCAATTCCGAGTGATATGCTCGAGCGTATGCAGATCCGCTGTTACGACGATTTCAAGAAGGCCATCACCGAGGCCGTGGCAAGCAAGGGAAGCACCCGCTCCGCGCTTGCCAACGACATGGACCGACGCGGCATCCTCCGCGCACATACCGTCAAGAGCCTCCTCGGCTCGCCCGGGACCGTCATCGGTCGCCGGAAACCCGCATTCGACTCCATCCTGAAGATCGCACATGCCGCAGGATTCGACCTCACGCTCACCCCAAGGAACTGACCATGCCAAGCAAGTCGCCGGCGCAGAAGCGCCTCATGCAGGCCGCAGCACACAATCGCGCCTTCGCAAAGAAGGTCGGCGTGCCAATGTCCGTGGCAAAGAAGTTCGTCCGGGCCGACAAGGCAAGGGCGGCGAAGCGCCGCAGGAAGTGACGCGCAAGCCCGGACGCCCACCGGAACCCGTCCCGGCACACCACGCAGACAGCCTGGTGGCATGGATCTCCGATGGCAAGCCCCTCCGGGAATGGTGCCGACAGCCCGGACACCCGGAATGGCGCACGGTTTACCATTGGATGGACAAAGATCCGCAATTCTCGGCACGCATCGCACGCGCACGCGAGGACGGATACGACGAACTCGCGGAGAAGGCAATGCGGATCGCGTTCGACCCGTGCAACGACCAAGTCGAGGTGACCCAGCGCAGGTTGCAGGTTGACACCATCCTGAAGCTCCTCGCCAAGTGGAACCCGCGCAAGTACGGCGACCGGCAGCAGCTTGACCATTCCGGCGGTGTCAACATCGTCCTCAAGACCAATGTCCCTGATCCACAAGGAGATTGAGGTCGCCTACCGCCCGCGCCCGTGGCAGAGCGAATGCCACCAGCGCAAGCGGCGGTTTACCGTCCTCGCGCTCCACCGCCGCGCCGGCAAGACGGAACTCGCCATCATGCAGCTCATCCACGGGGCGGCAGGGTGCAAGCACACGTTGCCGTTCTTCGTGTACGTCGCGCCGTTCCTGAAGCAGGCCAAGGCCATCGCGTGGCTGCGCCTGAAGCAGAAGATAAACGACCTCATCGTCGCCGGCGGGGTAGATGTCAACGAGGCCGACCTGTCCATCACGTTCAAGCACAACGGGGCGCAGATCCGCCTGTTTGGCGGCGACAACCCGGACGCCCTCCGCGGCGTGCGCCTTGACGGCTGCGTCATTGACGAGGTGGCGCAGATCAAGCCCGAGGTCTGGAACGACATCCTCCAGCCAGCCCTGTCCGACCGCAAGGGGTGGGCGCTCTTCATCGGCACCCCGAACGGCCTGAACCTGTTCAGCGAGCTGTTCTACCGCGCCTCGAGCCTCCCGGACTGGTGGGCGGCGCGATACACCGTCCACGACACGGACGCCCTGGACGAGGACGAGGTCGCCCGCCTGAAGCGCGACATGCCCGAGCAGGCGTTCGCCCGCGAGTATCTCTGCGACTTCGCCGCCGCCGGCGAGGACCAGCTCATCAGCCTCACCGACGCCACCGCCGCGAGCGAGCGCAAGATCGCGGACGGCGACGTCATCGAGTTCCCGCTCGTCATCGGCGTGGACCCGGCACGGTTCGGGGATGACCGCAGCGTCATCGTCCTGCGCCAGGGACTCCGCATGGAGCCGCCGATGATTTACACCGGGATTGACAACATGACGCTGGCCTCGGCCGTCGCCAACGTCATCGAGGAACGCGACCCGGACGCCGTGTTCATTGACAGCGGCGCGGGCGCCGGCGTCATCGACCGACTGCGCCAACTCGGCTACGACGTGATCGAGGTGCCGTTCGGTGGCAAGGCCACGAACCCGAACCTGTTCGTCAACAAGCGGACGGAGATGTGGTGGAGCGTCAAGGAGTGGCTCGAGATGGGCGGCGTCCTGCCGGATCGCACCGACCTCGTCACCGAACTGTCAACGCCGACGTACTGGTACGACGCGGTCGGCAAGCGGTGCCTCGAGTCGAAGGAGGACATCAAGAAGCGCCTGCAGGGCGGCGGAAGCCCGGACATCGCCGACGCCCTTGCGTTGACGTTCTCGTATCCGGTCGCCAAGCAATTGCCTCGAGAGGTGCGGGAGCGGCTCATCCCGGACAAGCGCGACTACGACCCATACGAGGACATGCGATGAACATCAGGCCAGCAACGTCCGAGGACCTCGAGGCGATCCTTGACATGGGCGAACGGTTCATCGCGTTCGGCCCGCACGGCAAGTACGTCAATGCCGACCGGGCGCAGCTCCGTTCCGGCGTGGCGGCGTTCATGCAGGCCGGCGTGATCCTGCTCGCCGAGAGCGACGGCAGGACGGTCGGCATGCTTGCCTGCGCCGTCAGCCCCATGTGGTTCGCGCCGCACGTCCTGGTCGCGCACGAGCTGGCATGGTGGGTGGACGAGGAGGCACGCGGCTCGAGCGCGGCGGTGCGGCTGGTGCATGCCTTCCACGAGTTCGCGCACGCCAACGGCGCGCACGTCATCGCGATGTCGCAACTGGTCGCGGAGAACGGGGAGCAGGTTGGTAGGATGCTGCGAAAGCTCGGGTACGAGCCGAGCGAGATGACCTACGTCAAGGGAGGCTAGATGCCATTCTTCGCAGCACTCGGCACCGCTCTTGGTGCATCGGCGGCAGCGGCAGGGACTGTTGGTGCGCTTGCCACGGCCGGCCTCGCGGCCACCGGCGCAGGACTCGGTTACACGATCTCGAGCGGTGAGGCCGGGAAGAAGGCGCAGGAGCAAGCCATGCGCCAGCAGGCGCAGATGCAGCAGCAGCAGGTCGCGCAGGCGGCGATGCAGCAGCGCAGAAGCGAGCAGGCCATCGCAGGCGCGCAGCGCCGCGAACCCAACGTGCAGGCCATCATGGCCGGGGCGCAGGAAGCCGCGACTGGCCCGAGCAGCACCATGCTCACCGGGCCGATGGGCGTCAATCCCCAGGACCTGAACCTCGGACGATCCACCCTCCTCGGGGGCTGACATGAGCGAATACACAGGCGACAACCGTTCCTACCCGGACGCTCCCACGCGGGATCGCCTGTTCACGCGCTGGGGCCAGCTCAAGAGCGAGCGCGCATCGTGGATGGCGCACTGGCAGGAGATCACCTCCTACCTCCTCCCGCGCAACGGCCGCTACTTCCGCGAGGACCGCAACCGCGGCTACCGCCGGCACAACAACATCTACGACAACACCGGCACCCGTGCGCTCCGCACCCTCGGCGCCGGCCTGATGTCCGGTGCCACGTCGCCAGCACGCCAGTGGTTCCGCCTTGCCACGCCGGACCCGGAGCTGAACTCGTACCAGCCCGTCAAGCTGTGGCTCGATGACGTCACCAAGCGCATGCAGCGCGTGTTCCAGAAGTCGAACACCTATCGCTCCCTGCACCTGATGTACGAGGAACTCGGCGCGTTCGGGACGGCCGCGAGCATCATCCTGCCGGACTTCGACCAGGTCATCCACCATTATCCGCTGACCGCCGGCGAGTACTGCATATCGACCGACGCGCAGGGCCGCGTCTGCACGCTGTACCGCGAGTTCGAGATGACCGTGTCGCAGATCGTCAAGGAGTTCGGCTACGAGAACTGCTCGACGTCAGTGCAGAACATGTACGACACCGGGACGCTCGACCAGTGGGTTCCGGTGGTGCATGCCATCGAGCCGCGCCTCGACCGCGACATCACGAAGCGCGATGACCGCAACATGCCCTACGGGTCGTGGTACTTCGAAGTCGGCGGCGAGCAGGACAAGTTCCTGCGCGAGAGCGGGTTCATGTACTTCCCGGCTCTCTGCCCGCGCTGGTCGGTGGTCGGCGGCGACATCTACGGCAACAGCCCAGGCATGGAGGCGCTCGGCGACATCAAGCAACTCCAGCACGAGCAGCTCCGCAAGGCGCAGGCCATCGACTACCAGACCAAGCCGCCGCTGCAGGTGCCTGCGTCCATGAAGAACAGGGACGTGGATTCGCTTCCTGGCGGCATCACCTACGTTGACCCCGCCGGCAACGGCATCCGCAGCGCGTTCGACGTCAACCTGCGGCTCGACTACCTGCTGCAGGACATCCAGGACTGCCGCGGCCGCGTGAGCGGTGCGTTCTACGCCGACTTGTTCCTGATGCTGGCGACCGCGCCGAACACCCGCATGACGGCAACCGAGGTCGCCGAGCGCCACGAGGAGAAGCTCCTCATGCTCGGCCCCGTCCTCGAGCGCCTGCACAACGAGCTGCTCGACCCGCTCATTGACATCACGTTCAACCGCATGATCCAGTCCGGCGTGATCCCGCCGGCGCCGCCGGAGCTGCAGGGCATGGACCTGAACGTCGAGTTCGTGTCCATGCTGGCGCAGGCCCAGCGCGCCATCGGCACGAACGCCGTTGACAGGTTCGTCGGCAACCTCGGCGCCATCGCGCAGATGAAGCCAGACATCCTCGACAAGTTCGACAGCGACCAGTGGGCAGACATCTACGCCGACATGCTCGGCGTGGACCCGTCCCTGATCGTGGCCGACAAGGAGGTCGCGATGGTGCGGCAGGCCCGCAACCAGGCGATGGCCGCGAAGGAACAGGCGGCGGCGATGCAGCAGCAGTCGCAGACTGTCAAGAACATGGCGCAGGCACCGACCGGCGGCAACAACGCCCTGACCGACGTGATGAACATGTTCAGCGGCTACGGCTCGCCGTCAGCCGTCGAAGTCTGAAAGGACACCACATGGCGATGATTTCGATGAAGCGCGAACCCGAGCGCGAGGAAATGCCTGGTCAGGTCGAGATGGACGAGCCGATGTACCCGGAGGGGCTTTGCCTTGAGCTGGAGTCGGATGAACTCGAGAAGCTGCGTATCACCTCGCCGCCGGCCATCGGCAGCGTCGTGACGATCACGGCCCGTGCATATGTCAAGTCGGCCGGCGCGGAGCAGACCGCAGGCGGAACCGAGAAGAAGGTCGAGTTCCAGATCACCGACATGGAGATCGGCGGAGCCGGCAACTTCGGCGCGGCGGCGACGATGCTGTACGGCGGATGATCTTCGCAATGCGAAACATCGCATTTGATAGGATGGCATCGTGAGCAACTATGACCCGCTCGACCTGCGGGGCCAGGAGAAGGCGAAGGCGCAGCGCGACCTACGCGAACGACTGGACCGCGATAACGAGGAGGGCGACGTCAAGTGGCTCATGGGCAACAAGAGGGGCCGCAGGGTCATCTGGCGGCTCCTCGACGCTGCCGGCATCTTCCGCTCGTCGTTCAACACCAACGCGATGGCAATGGCCTTCGCCGAGGGGAACAGGAACTACGGGCTTCGGATGCTCGCCATCGTCCATGCCCAGTGTCCAGAGCTGTATCCCGTGATGATGAAGGAGAACACGAATGAACGAACCATCGATGGTGGAAGCGGCAGCAACGACCACTAATGCCGCCCCGTCATCTTCGGCCCCTGAAGGCGCAGCGGCGACGGCCGCGAAGCTCTACGGGGACGGGCAGAAGCCCACCGCGACCCAGGAGCCGCAAGCCGCAACGACGGCCGCTGCGGAAACCGTCGCGGGCGATCAGCCGGCAACCGAGGCGAAGGCGGAAGCCAAGCCGCAGGCCGCGCCGGAGAAGTACGAGTTCAAGGTTCCCGAAGGCAAGCAGTTCGATGCCGAGGTCCTGACCACGTACTCCGAGGTCGCCCGCGAACTCAACCTGTCGCAGGAGGCCGCGCAGCGCGTCCTCGACGCAATGGCCCCCAAGATGGCCGAGCGTCAGATGGCGCAGATCGAGGCGATTCGCACGGGATGGGCCGACTCATCCAAGGGCGACAAGGAGTTCGGCGGCGAGAAGCTGTCGGAGAACCTTTCCGTCGCGAAGAAGGCGCTCGATGCGTTCGGAACGACCGAACTCCGCTCGCTGCTCAACGAGTCTGGCCTGGGGAACCACCCGGAGGTGATCCGGTTCATGTTCCGCGCAGGCAAGGCAATCAGTGAGGATCGGATGGTCACGGGAACGAAGGGTGCGGCAAAGCCCGCCGGCCCGCGCTCGTTCAATGACCTCGCCGATGCTCTGTACAGTCAGTCCTAACCCACACCGCAAGGAGCCAACACAATGGCAACTCTTTCCACCAGCAACCTGACGCTCGCCGATTGGGCGAAGCGCACCGACCCCGAGGGCCGCATCCCGGTCATCGCCGAACTTCTCTCGCAGACTAACGAGATCCTCACCGACTGCGTGTTCAAGGAGGGCAACCTGCCCACCGGCGACCGCGTCGTGATCCGCACCGGCCTTCCGACCGTGTACTGGCGCGCCCTCAACCAGGGCATCCCCAGCAGCAAGTCCACGACCGCGCAGGTCGATGAGGCTTGCGGCATCCTCGAGGCGCGCAGCGAGGTTGACAAGGATCTCGCCCTGCTCAACGGCAACACGGCGCAGTTCCGTCTGTCCGAGGACGTGGCCTTCCTCGAGGCCATGAACCAGACGCAGGCGACCACGCTGTTCTACGGCAACCCCGCCACCGATCCGAAGCAGTTCCTCGGCCTCGCGACCCGGTACTCCAGCAGCACCGCCGGCAACGGCCAGAACGTCCTGAAGGCCGGAGGCTCTGGTTCTGACAACACCTCGATTTACCTCGTCGTGTGGGGCGACAACACCGTGTACTGCCCCTTCCCGAAGGGTTCGCAGGCCGGCCTGATGCACGAGGATCTCGGCGAGCAGACCGTCTACGACGGCAGCAACCGCCTCCAGGCTTACGCCACGCGCTACCAGTGGAAGAACGGCCTGGTCGTGAAGGACTGGCGCTACGTGGTCCGCATCTGCAACATCGACGTCGGCGACCTGATGACCCAGACCGGCACGCAGGAGGTCGGCGATGCGACGGCCATCATCAAGCTGATGAGCCGTGCGCTCTACCGCATCCCCAACATGGCGATGGGTCGGGCGGCGTTCTACATGAACCGCACCGTCCACTCCGGCCTTGCCATCCAGGCGATGGACCGCAGCCAGTACGTCCTCAAGGTCAACGAGGCCGTGTCGCAGTTCGGCACGCCGTACTCGTGGCTGTCGTTCCAGGGCGTCCCGCTGCGTTGCTGCGATGCCATCCTCAACACCGAATCGCTCGTGTCCTGATAGGACACAGGAAGGAAGCACACAATGATTACTGATCGTCTTCTCGTCGTGTCGGGCAGCAACAACCCCGGCAGCGCCATCACCGGACAGGGTCCGATCACGGCCACGGCCGTGTCCACCGACACCATTGACCTCGGCACCGCCAGGGACATTGGCGAAGGCAATGACCTGTTCATGGTCTTCACCGTCGTGGTCGGTTTCGCCGGCACCGGAAGCGTCACCATGCAGGTCGTTACCGATGACAACGCCGCGCTCTCCAGCCCGACCGTCATCGGCAGCACCGGAGCAGTTGCCGTTGCCAGCCTCACCGCCGGCGCGCAGTTCGTGGTTCCCATCCCGCCCGCGGTCGCCAGCCTCGGCGAGCGTTACCTCGGAGCGCAGTACACCACGGCCTCGTCGCCGACCACCGGCACCATCCTCGCGCAGATCGTGAAGGACATCCAGGACGGACGCAAGTTCTACGCCTCTGGGTTCGCCGTCAGCAACGTGATCTGATAGGAGGAATCAATGGCAAAGGTCAAGGCAAAGGTCCTGTGCTTCGTGGACAACCACCTGCGTCAGGAAGGCGAGGTGTTCGAGTACAACGGCGTTCGCAACACGAACCTCGAGTACATCGACACCGCGCCGGAAACGACCGAGGAGCCGGAGCAGCCTGTTCGCAAGCTGCGACGTCCACGGTCGGCTGCGGCCGATGCTGCGGATTGACGTGACTCACGGGGGGGTCGGAGGGAAACCCCGACCCCCCTCTTTCGGAACGGGAGGCGCCCATGCCGTCAGTCGTGGAAATCTGCAACCTCGCGCTGGCGCACCTCGGCGACGATGCGACCGTCGCGAGCATCGACCCGCCGGAGGGGTCCGCGCAGTCCGAGCATTGCGCCCGGTTCTACCCAATCGCACGGGACAGCCTCCTGCAGATGCACACATGGTCGTTCGCCTCGAGGCGCGTCAGCCTCGCGCAGGTGACGATGCCGTACACCATGTGGAAGTACGCCTACGGCGTGCCGGCCGACATGCTCACGGCCGTGGCCGTGCTGCCGCCGGAGGCCGAGAGCGACTACTCGATCCGCGCCTATCCGGCCGACCGCTACGGCTACGGGTGGATCACGCCGCCGCTCCCGGGCGCAGGCGTGTACGTGCCGCAGGAGTACGTGATCGAGACTGACACGCTCGGGAACAAGGTCATCTACACCAACCAGGAGAACGCGCTCCTGCGATACCAGGCGCTGGTGACCGATCCGACCAAGTTCGATCCGCTGTTCGCCATCGCGCTTTCGCACTACCTGGCGTCGATGCTTGCCGGCCCGGTCGTGAAGGGTACGGAGGGCGCCTCCGAGGGCAACCGCCAGCGCCAGATCGCGATGGGCTTCCTCGCGCAGGCCAGGGCGTCCGACGCCAACCAGCGCGACGTCAAGCCGCAGCACGTCACGGCATGGATCTCTGGACGCTGAAACATGGCAAGCACCCGCTCATACTTCCGATCCTTCGCGGGCGGCGAGATATCGCCGGAGATGTTCGGCCGCATCGATGACGCCAAGTTCCAGACCGGGGCCGCGAAGCTGCGGAACTTCGTCGCCATGCCGCAGGGTCCTGCCGAGAACCGCGCAGGCTTCGCGTTCGTCTGCGAGGTGAAGGACTCGACCAAGAAGGTGCGCCTGCTGCCGTTCACCTACAGCACGACGCAGACGATGGTCATCGAGCTGGGCGCCGGGTACATCCGGTTCCACACGCAGGGAGCCACGCTTGGGCCTGGAACTCCAGCGGCGTATGACGGTGCCACTGCCTACGTTGTCGGAAACATTGTCTCCAGCGGCGGCGTGAACTACTACTGCATTGCCAACACGACGGGCAACGCGCCACCAAATGCGACCTACTGGTATCCGTTGCCAACCGGGATCTACGAGATTCCGAACCCGTATGCGGAGGCTGACCTGTTCGACATCCACTACGTGCAGTCGGCGGATGTCCTAACGCTCGTCCACCCGAACTACGCTCCAAGAGAGTTGCGTCGGCTCGGAGCGACGAGCTGGACGCTCACTGCCATCACGTTCGGTCCGAACATCAGTGCGCCAGGAACTCCGACCGTCACTCCTACGCTCGGAGCAACCATTGCAATCACTGGCGTAAACACCGGGACGGACCACATTACGATTTCGGCAGCGATTCAGAACCTGCTTTTGAGTACTGGCGACACTATCTACATCACTGGTGTCGGTGGTGTAACCAATATCAACAACAAGTACTTCACGGTCAAATCGTTTCCGACATCGACAACGCTGGAACTTCTTGACTATTTGGATGCGAGTCCGACGAACTTCGGAGGAACGTATACGTCAGGAGGGACTATCCAAGTCACTTCGCCGGTTCTGGACATCACAAACTATTACGTGGTGACGGCGATATCGGAAGCAGGAACGGACGAAACGCCGGCATCTGGAAGTGCATCTGCGACCAACAATCTTTCGCTCCCTGGTGCATACAACACGATCAGCTGGACATCCGTGACCGGAGCTGCGAGATACAACGTCTACAAGCGCCAGAGCGGTCTGTACGGGTACATCGGGCAGACCAGCGGAACTTCATTCGTTGACAACAACATTGCGCCGGACATGTCGATCTCGCCACCGCTCACGGAAACGGTGTTCGCATCAAGCGGAAACTATCCGGGAGCCGTGTCGTACTTCGAGCAGCGCCGCGTGTTCGCCGGAACCACGAACTCACCGCAGACACTGTGGATGACGCAAACTGGTACGGAGAACGACATGTCGTACCACATCCCGCTGCAGGACACCGACCGGGTGAACTTCCGGGTGGCTGCGCGGGAGGCGAACACGATCCGGCACATCGTCCCGCTCACGCAGCTCCTGCTGCTCACCAGCGGCGCGGAATGGCGCGTGTCCCCGGTCAACAGCGACGTCATCACCCCGACCACGATCTCCGTCCGGCCGCAGTCGTACATCGGCGCCAGCAACGTGCAGCCGTCCATCGTCAACAACACGGTGGTCTACTGCGCGGCACGCGGAGGCCATGTTCGCGAACTCGGGTACTCATGGCAGGCCAGCGGGTTCGTCACGGGCGACCTGTCATTGCGCGCCGCGCACCTGTTCGACAACTACGACATCAGCGACATGTGCTACAGCAAGTCGCCGCAGCCGCTGCTGTGGTTCGTGTCATCGACTGGATACCTGCTCGGACTGACGTACATCCCGGAGCAGCAGATCGGCGCATGGCACTGGCACGACACGGACGGCACGTTCGAGTCATGCACGGCCGTGGCCGAGGGTACGGAGGATCGCCTGTACGTGGTTGTAAAGCGCACCATCGGCGGCGTGACGAAGCGGTACGTGGAGCGCATGGCGAGCCGGCAGATCGGCGACCTCGAGGACTGCTTCTTCGTGGACAGCGGGCTGACCTACGACGGCACGAACACCGGAGCCACGACCGTGACGGTCACGGGGGCGCCATATGACCCGAGCGTGTCGTTGCAGATCATTTCGTCTGCTCCGATCTTCGCGTCCCCTGGAACGACGGACGTCGGCGATTGCATAGTCCTCACGGACTCTTCCGGCAACAAGTATCGCATCACGATCACCAGCGTATCGCTCACGACGCAGGCGTTCGGGCGCGTTGACAAAACGCTCCCGGTGGAATTGCAGAACACGGCGACAGCGAATTGGGCGTGGGCGCGTGACACCGTCAGCGGCCTGTCGCACCTGAACGGCAAGACTGTCAGCATCCTCGGCGACGGAGCCGTCCTCCCGCAGGCTACGGTCAGCGCCGGCGCGGTGACGCTCCAGAGGCCATGCACGGTCGTGCAGGTTGGACTTCCATACGAGAGCGACCTGCAGACGCTGCCGATCACCATGAACGTGGATGGCTACGGGCAGGGCCGCTTCAAGAACGTCAACAAGGCGTGGCTGCGCGTGTTCAAGTCGAGCGGCATCTTCGTCGGCCCAGACGCCGACAACCTCACCGAGGTGAAGCAGCGCACCACCGAGCCGTATGGTTCGCCGCCGGCGCTGAAGTCGGACGAGGTTGACGTCGATCTCACGCCGTCATGGAAGGCAAGCGGGCAGGTGTACGTCCGTCAGTCCGACCCGCTCCCGCTCACCATCGTTGGCATGACCCTTGAGGTCGTGCTGGGAGGCTGACATGTCAGTATTCGCGACGGCATCGACAATACCGCTCCAGACGTCGCCGACGTATTCGTCCACGCTCCTGACCGGCCAGCAGCCGCAGATAGCGACGTCTGGTTTCGCGGAGGGGATGCTTGCGCTCGGCCCCATCGTGTCGATCTTCGGCGCGGTGAACAGCGCCATCGGCGGGTATTACACGGCGCAGAACCAGAAGAACCAGCTCGCCATGCAGGCGCAGAACCAGCGGTTCGCGGCTGAGATGGCCCGCGTCAACCAGCGCGGAGCGCAGTTCACGGCCACGCAGCTCGGGCAGCAGGGGCAGCAGCAGATCGGGCGTTACACGCTCGGGTACGGCCAGCAGCGCGCCGGCGCACGGGCCGCGCTCGCCGCAAGGGGTGCGACCCTCGGGCAGGGGACGGCAGCGGAGGTCATCGGGAGCATGGACGTCATCAAGGAGATCGACGTCCTTTCCATGAGCGCGGCGACCGTCCGGGCGCAGGAGGCCGCGAAGCTGCAGGCGTTCAACCTCGGAACGCAGGCCATGATGTCCGGGCTGTCGGCACAGAACTTGCAGGCCACGTCGCAGACCATCTATCCCGGCCTTGCCCTCGGCACGAGCCTGCTGGGGAGCGCGGTTGACATCGGCAGCACATGGGCGCGCAACCGCCGCCTCGAGGAACTGCTCGCCGGCGTATCGACGCAGAGGACCTGAACCATGCCGACCGTACCGACTACCTTCGTTCCGCAGGTCGCTCCGCAGGGCGGCGGCGACATCGGCCAGTTCATCGCACCGGGCGTGCAGCCGATGGAGGACATGACCGGGCGCCAGATCGAGCGCCTGGGGCAGACAATGGTGCAGGCCGGCAACGTGGCCTTCCGCGTCGGCAGCGCCATGCAGGACGCACTTGACGAGGCCAACGCCAAGGCCGGCGACGTGGCCGGCATCCGCGGCGCGACCCCGCTCGTGCAGCAGTACCTCAACACGTCTGGAGTCGATGCCGAGGCGCAGTACGAGGCCACGCTTGACTCCGTCCGTGGCGCGCTGCTTGCACCGATGGACGCCATGCCGAACACGACCTCGAGGTCGATGTACGAGCGGGTCGCCGCGAGGAACCTCCTGCAGTTCGAGGCGCAGCTCAACGCGCACAGGCTGAAGCAGATCAGCAGCTTCGCAGGCAACGAGGCCACGGCGAGGTCCGAGGCACGCGCCGACATGGCGATCATGGCGCACGCGCAGCGCGACCAGGTGGACCCTGCGACCGGGCAGAAGTTCGGGCTGGCGGTCTACGAGGCCAACATGCAGGTCGCCGTCAACGAGGCGGAAACGGCGGCTCGGATGAACGGCATCCCGCCCGACAGCGCGCAGATGGAGGCCGTCAAACAGGTCGTATATGACCGAATCACGCAAGGCATTGTCGGGAAATACCTTGAGGACAAGGACTACGCAGGGGCCGAGGCATTCCTCAATGACATGGCCGAGCGGCAGGCTGTCAATCCCAAGGTGCGGGACGCGATGTCAACGAGCATCGAACGGAACCGCCAGCGCGCCGTGATGGAGGAGCTGACCGGCTCCATCCGCACGGGCGGGGCGTTGTCTGCAAAGAGCGACCCAAAGACCTACCCCGAGGCCGAAGGGCCGGGGAAGCCGCCAGAAAGCCTCAGGGAGGCGCTCGAGGCCGCGGATGGCATACAGGACCCTGAGATGCGCCGGCTCGTCCAGGGCAATCTGCGGCAGCAGTACGAGCAGGAGGACAGGCTGGCGCAGGATGAGTACAACGCCATCCTCGACGGGGTTGAGCAGGCGCAGGCGGCTGGACGCCCGATAAGCCCGGAGGCGCTTGGCCGGCTGAAGCCGAAGGACGCCGAGCGGGTGATGCGGAACGAAACCATCCGCACGGACGCCAAGGTTGAGTACGACCTGGCCGACAATCCATCCCTCATCGGCGACCAGAACTACATCCGGCAGAACTGGTCGAAGATGTCGCTCGAGCTGCGGGCGAAGATCCGGTCGCTCCAGAACCAGCCAGAGAAGATTCTCGAGGCGTCCTACGACACGGACATGCTGAAGAACACGATCTACGAGGCCGGACTTGACAAGCTCCTCGACAACGAGCCGGACTCGAGGCGCGAGTTCGTTGCGCTGTCCGACCGCGTCAAGCAGCAGATCGACTACACCCAGCGCATGAAGGGCGGCAAGCTGAACCGCGAGGAGCTGCAGGACATCATGGACAGGGCCGTGATGATCCGCGGCAAGGGCGTCAAGGAGGATGCGTGGCTGTACTTCGACAAGTCCTTCGACAAGCCCGTGGCAACGATGTCCCGGGACGAACTCGACTTGGTCACGGAGACATACGTGCAGAGCCGCGGGAAGCCGGTTCGCAGCGATGCCATCAAGCGTGCGGAGAAGGCTCTCCAGGAACGCGGCATCCGAAACCCGACGATGCGCGAGATCCTCGAGATGGTGGAGGCAACGCCGGCCCCTGCCACGCGCCCGCAGGCCGCGAGGCCGGCGGCAC